CTGCCGCATTGACTGCAATTAGATTACCACGTATGGCATTTGAGATTACTTCCGTAAATTATGATCCTAGTAGAAAACTTTCAACAATTAATAAAATTGCTTCTAGAAGAGAAATAAATGGGGTCAATACTTACAAGAAAGTGTATAACCCTGCTCCATACAATCTAGGATTTAAATTAGATATCATGGTAAAAACCATGGAAGATGGTTTAAGAATTGTAGAGCAAATACTTCCTTATTTTACACCAGAATGGACAGTAACTGCAAGACTTTTGCCTGATTATGATAATGTGACGGATATACCAATTATATTGGATAATGTAGAAATTGATGATAGTTATGCTTCTGATTTTACAGCAAGAAGAGTTTTGACCTTCTCCCTTTCGTTCACTATGAAATGTTATTTCTATGGACCTGTCACAGAAAGTAAAATTATTAAGATTGCTGATGTTAGAATGTATGCTGATACCACTGCAAATACTGGTGTTATTACTACTTTGATTAGACCTGGACTTACGGTTGATGGTCAACCAACATCTAATGCAGAGTTATCAGTTTCTCTTTCTCAAATTGATGAAACAGATTCTTATGGATTCATCGTAACTGTGAGTGATTCAAATGCCTAATAAAGATATAATTTCAAATTCTCTTGGAATTCCTCCAATTCCTCCTGCACCAAATCCTGTTTTCTTGCCAACAAAAACAGAAAAGAATGACTATGAATATGCTCGTCAGAACATGTATGATATCATAGAAAAAGGCACATCGGCCCTAGAAGATATTGTAGATATCGCTAGACAATCTGAATCACCTAGAGCATTTGAAGTTGTAACTAATCTTATCAAGACACTAGCTGATGCTAATAAAGACCTTATGGATTTGGCTAAGAAGAACAAAGAATTGACAAAGCCTGATAATAACAATGAAGGCAATAAGACAGTGAATAATAATTTGTTCGTTGGATCATCCACTGAACTATTAAAAATGATAAAAGATAAGGCAAATGAGTAATACGAACGAAATATATCTTGGTAATAAAAATCTAAAGCGTAAAGATGTAACATTAGAATTTACAGCAGATCAAATTCTAGAATATGTGAAATGTGCTAATGATGTTAATTATTTTTGCGAAAACTATGTTAAAATTGTAAGTGTTGATAAGGGTCTTGTATCATTCAAACCTTATGAATATCAGAAAAAGATGTTTAAGGTATTTGACGATAATCGTTTTACTATATGTAAAATGCCTCGTCAGGTTGGAAAAACTACAGGCGTCGTTGGTTATCTTTTACATAAAATATTATTTAATGAAAATTATAACATTGCTGTTCTTGCCAATAAACAAGTTCAGGCAAAAGAAATTTTGTCGAGAGTCCAACTTGCTTATGAATGGTTGCCAAAATGGATGCAGCAAGGTGTTGTTGAGTGGAATAAGGGAAATATTGAATTAGAAAATGGCTCTAAAATACTTGCATCTGCTACCTCATCATCTGCTATCCGTGGTCAATCCTATAACTTGATTTATCTTGACGAGTTTGCATTCGTGCCAAGAAATATCCAAGATACGTTCTTCGCTTCAGTATTCCCTACTATTTCGTCTGGTAACACATCAAAGCTTCTGATAACTTCTACTCCAAATGGAATGAATTTGTTTTATAAAATTTGGATGGACTCTGTTAATAATGAAAATTCTTATGCTCGTGTTGACGTTCACTGGTCAGACGTTCCCGGTAGAGATGAAGCATGGAAAGTAGAGACTATCCGTAATACTTCTGTTGACCAGTTCCGTCAAGAATTTGAGTGCGAATTTTTAGGCTCTTCAAATACTCTTATTCACCCATCCGTATTGGGTAGACTTGTTTATATGCGTCCAATTGATAATCCTCATGAAGTAAAAATCTATAAGCATCCAATTAAAAACCATATATATGCAATAACAGTAGATGTGAGTGAAGGATTAGGTATGGATTCATCTGCTCTTGTAGTCACTGATTGTTCTACAGTGCCATATGAAGTAGTTGCTACATTTAAAGATGCAAATATGTCACAGTTAGTTTTCCCTACTTTAATAGCAAATATTGGCAGATACTACAATGATGCCTCTGTTTTAGTGGAAATAAATATAGGTTCACAGGTTGTCAACATTCTACACCAAGATTTGGAATATGAAAACATAGTAATGACCAGAATGAGTGGAAGAAAAGGCACTGCTATAGGTGTTGCTGGCAATCAAAATAGATTAGGAATAAAAACAACCCAAATTACCAAAAGAATAGGATGCGCTAACTTAAAAACTCTTGTTGAATCTGATAAAATAATTTTAAATGATTATGATATAATAAATGAACTTTCAACTTATGCGGTAGACAAAAATACCTATAATGCGGAAGAAGGTCATCATGATGATTTGGTAATGTGTTTGGTGTTGTTTGCTTGGATGGTAAGTCAAAATTATTTTAAAGATGTATCAAACACTGATATCCGCAGAAGAATTGAGGAAGAAGTTGAGGAAGATTTCACTCCATTTGGCATTATAGACGATGGTAGAGAGGATGATTTTGAGGATAAGGTGATGAGTTCAAGCGAATTCGAAAGATTTTTGCTAAATTGATGTTTTTATAAATAATCATACGAATTAGTATATGATTTTTATTATAAAAAGGAGAAAACAATGCCATTTCAAGTTAGCCCAGGCGTTAACGTATCTGAAATTGATCTAACAACCATTGTTCCTGCAGTCTCTTCTACTTTTGGTGGAACAGCTGGAGTTTTCAAATGGGGTCCAATCGAAGAGAGAGTTCTTGTCTCTTCTGAGGATGAGTTAGTATCAGTTTTTGGTAAGCCAACTGCCAACAATTACGAATCATTTTTCACTGCTGCAAACTTCTTGGCATATGGCAATCAGCTATATGTAACAAGAGCAGCATCTGCAACTACTTATAGTGCTTATGCAAATAATGGAACTTCAGCCCCTGGAAGTTTTGTAGTTAAAAATTTAAGCGATTATCAGACACAAAAATCATCTTTTGAAACTTCAGCAACATATGAAAATGTTTATTTTGTTGCTAAATATGCTGGTGTTAATGGCAATTCATTAAAGATTTCAATTTGTCCATCATCAAATGCTTATCAAAGCACTATTATAGCCTATAATGGATCAAATACTTCTGTTTCATCATCAAATACTTATTATTCGTTTAGTTTGCCTGTAGGTTCATCTACAGCAAATGTATTTTATCAGCATCTTGCCAACACATTTTCTAGTGTTGCTGCTACTAATCTAAACGGAAAATTTATTGTTGGTGATAAACTCCTTGTAGGAAATAGCACTATTGGTACACAATATATGACTATTCAGAGTATTGGTAGTGTTGTAACAGTTCCAACTTCAAATGCTACACATACATGGGGATATTCATATTTCCCACTTACATTTGTAGAAACATTTAGACAAAAAGATGACCTTACTATTAGCGGAAATCTTGTTTCTACTGGAACAACAACTTCATTTGGTACTAAGTATTGGGAATATCACAATGCTGTAGATACTGCTCCTACTAGTACTAAGTATGTCGATGATAGAAATGCAAATAATTCAGTAAGAGATGAAATTCATATCGTTGTTTCAGACGAAGACGGTAAGGTTACTGGAATTCCTGGTGAAATTCTTGAAGTTTGGAGCAATGTTTCGGTTGCAAAGGATGCCAAGAGTGAACAAGGCGGTTCGATCTATTATAGAGATGTTCTAAACAATCAGTCACGTTATGTATGGTCAACTAGACCACTCGAAACAACTGAAAAAAATTCTGATAATACTTCTCTTGCACCAGGAATAACAAGCAACTTATCATTATCATTTGGTAATGGTTCAGATGGTGACACAGAAACAACTATTGCTACATCAAAGTTAATGACTGCATATGATTTATACAAGTCATCTGAAGATGTAGATGTTTCATTGATTCTTGGTGGTAAGTCAAGAGGAAATATTGGCGAAACACTTGCAAACTATATCATAGATAATATCTGTGAATATAGAAAAGATTGTGTAGCATTTATTTCACCTGAATTGAATAACACAGTAAATGCCCCCGGTCAAGAAATGAACAATGTTCTTGCATTTAGAAATGCATTGACTTCAACATCTTATGCAGTACTAGATTCTGGCTATAAGTATCAGTATGACAAGTATAATGATGTTTATCGTTGGGTTCCACTCAATGGTGATATTGCTGGTCTCTGCGTTCGTACTGACAATGTTCGTGATCCATGGTTCTCACCAGCTGGATTGAACAGAGGTGTTATCAAGAATGTTGTAAAACTTTCTTATAATCCAAATAAGACTGAACGTGATGTTCTTTATCGTAACGGAATCAACCCTGTAGTAACACTACAAGGACAGGGAACACTTCTTTATGGTGATAAGACATTGCTTTCAAGACCATCTGCATTTGATCGTATCAATGTACGTAGATTGTTCATCGTACTTGAGAAAGCAATTGCAACAGCCGCTAAGTCAACTCTATTTGAATTTAACGATGATTTTACAAGAGCAGCATTCCGCAATCTTGTAGAACCTTATCTTCGTGACATTCAAGGTCGTCGTGGAATTTATGATTTCAAGGTTGTTTGTGACAACACAAATAATACTCCAGAAGTCATTGATAGAAACGAATTTAGAGGTGACATTTACATTAAGCCCGCTCGTTCAATTAATTTCATCCAGCTTAACTTCGTTGCTGTACGCACTGGTGTTGAGTT